ATACTGAACAAAGGTACACCGATTATCAAACTATCTGCTCACGCATACGCAAAGCTATCAAGGATGACCAAATTCAAGGCGGCATGGTTGGGCAGTATAACGCAAGCATAACTCAGCGACTAAATGGATTGACAGAGAAGGTTCAGAACGAGCAAAACATTAACATCAATAAAATGCCTGATTGGTTAAAATCACCTATCGAGAACAATGAGGTTTAATCCTAACTTAGTTCATATTGATAATACGTTTAAGTTAGACCGAAAGAGAATAGCAATATTACAAGGTGGGAGTAGAAGTGGAAAGACCTATTCAGCCTTGCAATGGATTGTAAGAACCTGCGTAGAGCATACAGGACTAACCTATTCAATAGTGCGTAAAACTTTGCCTGCGTTAAAGGCAAGTTCAATGCGTGACTTCTTCGATATACTAAAGGAGGCTGAATTATACAATGAATCTAACCACAACAAAACAGAGAACACCTATCTGCTTAATGACAATTTAATCGAGTTTTTTAGTGTAGATGATGCAAGCAAGATAAGAGGGCGTAAGCGTGACATCCTATTTGCGAATGAAGCAAACGAGTTAGAGTTAGAAGATTGGAGGCAGTTGCTACTAAGAACCACAGGCAAGGTAATAATTGATTACAACCCATCAGACTTTGAACATTGGATTTATGAGCAAGTGATTCCTAGAGAGGATGCGAAGTTACTAATCACAACTTATAAGGATAATCCACATTTACCTGAATCACTTAAAAAAGAGATTGAGCAATTAGAATCAGCCGACCCAGAGTATTGGAAAATATTTGGACTAGGTCAAAGAGGACAGCTAAAAGGTTTAGTATTTAATAATTTTACTGAGGGCTACCAAGTGCCACAAGATGCAAACTTTATCGGATATGGTTTAGATTGGGGTTTTAGTAATGACCCTACTGCGGTAGTTTCTTTTTACAAGTATAACCAAGAACTCTACATCAGAGAAGAACTTTACGAGCGTGGGCTTACGAACCAAGATGTGGCAGACAAGTTACGGAACATCGGTGTAGAACGTAGAGATGAGATTTATGCAGATAGTGCCGAGCCTAAAAGTATTGAGGAAGTCTATCGTTTAGGTTACAATATTAAACCAACTGCAAAGGGAAAGGATTCGATTATCAACTCTATTGATATTTTAAGGCGTTACAAGCTAAACCTAATCGGCTCAAATCTTCTTAGAGAGTTTAGGACTTACAAGTGGAAGATAGACAAAGCAGGTCACACGCTAAATGAACCAATCGACTTTAATAATCACTTAATAGATGCAACTAGGTATCTTGCACTAATGAAACTTCAAGAGCGTAACTCTGGCAAGTATACCATAATGCGAGCATAATCAACAAGTTAAAAAAACAATTACACAAAACTAAAATAATATATTTAATACTATGGAGCGGGAGTTCAAAGAAATAACCATCAAGGAATACGTTAGCACATTGGCACAGATGCCTTATGAATCTGAATTAGAATACTTGCAGAGGCGTGTATCAATCGTTTTAAGGCAGCCAATCGAATCAATTAAGGCTTTGCCTCATACTATCTTTATGGATTACGTAGAGCGTTTAAAAGCTATTGAGGATAACTTGAGCGGATACAAGATTAAAAAAAAAATAAAGATTAGCGGTAAGTGGTTTGCAGTCGACACCGACATAATGAAGATAACCACTGACCAATTCATTGATGCCTCAGCATTTAGCAAGGTAGCAGAAAAGGAACTTCATAAGTTTATAGCTGTATTCCTAAAGCCTATGACGTGGCGATTTGGAAAGGTTGCAGCATACGATGGCAAAGCACACAAAGAGATAAGCGACCTAGTGTTTGAGAAGATGACAATGAAAGATGCTCAGCCATTACTGGTTTTTTTTTGCAAGGTCTTACGAGAATTATCTATTCATATAAGAACCTCTTTGGAGGCGGAGGTGGAGGCGATAGTAAAGGATTTGAATCCAAATGGGGATATATCGTTACAATCGATAACCTCGCAAATCGAGATGCTACAAAGTGGAACTACTTCTTTAAAATGAACGTGATTGAATTTTTGAACTTAATATGTTACCAAATAGACAGGGAAGACAATGAGCGTAAACTATGAGGCACTACTTGGTACGATAGGTGAAGATTACGTTCCTATTGAGAATATTAAGTTTGACACCTTTATTGGGCGGTCATTGTTCAAAGTGGCTAATGAACTTAGCGAAGCGTTAAAGAGTAACTTAGACCAAGTAGACTTAAGGGATTCAGAGTTAAAGCAGTCAATAGTTGCCTTACCGGTGAGCGTGGCAGGCAATGAATATTACGTGGCAATCGAAGGTAATGATTATGCCTTCTTTGTTAATAGTGGGGTAAATGGTTTAAGAACTAAGCATGGCTCAATTTATAGCTTTAGGACTAGATTCCCAAGTCAGCCAATGGTAGATAATTTAATGAGGTGGATAACTAAGAAAGGTATTCCACTAGATTCAAGATACAGCCAAACTAGAAACCTAACTAAAAGAGCAAGAGCAAAGGTCCAGATAGATGAGAAAAGAAAACGAGCCACAGCGATAGCGTTTGGAATAAAGCAAAACGGATTGAAGCCGACCTATTTTATAGACACAGCCATAAGTGATACAGAGGTTACAAGAATGAGTAATGCAATAGCAGAGAAATTTGGCAAGCAGATAATAGTAAGTGTAGAGATAAACTTGACAAGATGATAACAATAATAGAAAGCCCTAATAATTGGCAAAACTTATTTAATGAAATAGTGATTGGTGTAAGTGGTGGAAATAGCACGCAGCCTAATTACCAATTCTTATGCGATGTAAACGTAAGCGGGCAAAGCAACCCTGTAACTAGGTTAACTTTACCTAAGCAACCGCTAGTAGGGACTGTTCAAATAAACGTGGCAGACATAGTTAAGAACTACGTTACGTTTGACTTTGGCGGATTCAATTCTACCGATATAGTGCCTTGTGTTAATTCACAGGCTAAGTATTGGTTGCAACTAGGCGAGATATACGATAATGCAAGTGGAGTGCCTGTTATCTACCCTAACCTTGCGCAGTTTGGAACAAGTGGCAGCCCTAAGCTAGGAAGCAATGCGATATTTGATTTCTTAGATTGGACTAAAACTGCATTTAGTCCTGGCAAACAATTAAAGACAACTAATAAAGTTAGCTTAAACGATAACTCATACAGAGAAAAGATTAGAATAAATCAGCAAAGATTCTTAACCTTCTTTGATTTAAGCAATGAGATATTTATAGTTGATGTAAATGTTTACAATAGTGCAGGCACTTCAATAGATTCGAGTTCTTATTCAACTTATACCGCAGCAACAGGAATCGTATCGTTAAATATTGGCGAATCGTTCTTAACTTTTATGGGTGTATCTATTGCAGGTGCAGCATATTACAGAGTGGATATAAAAAATAGCAGCGATGAATTAGTATTTACTAAAACCATAGACGTAGATAACTCATGCGCAAATTACGAGGTCTATCGTTTACATTGGCTAAACTCATTGGGCGGCTTTGATGCGTTTAACTTTACAATGGTAAGTACTGAAAGCGTAGAGATAGAAAACAAAGAATATAAAAAGGTTCAGGCATTAGGCTATCAGAAAACAGATAGGCTGAAAACAAAATACTTCACCAAGCTAACTGAACGCATAACACTTAACTCGGACTTATTGACCGATGCAGAATCAGCAGCATTGGAGCAACTAGTAGTTAGCCCTGTGGTTATGTTGGAAACAAGTTCGACAAGTTATGTTCCTGTGAACATAGTTGCAAACAATTACGTCAAACGTAAATATGAACAAGGCAGACAGATTCCAAATCTTCAAATCAGCATTGAGTATTCATTCGATAATTATCGCCAAAGTTTATGATGCAAACCGAAATAAAAATACTTCAATATTTGAATGGGCAGGTTGTCAAAACTTTCATCCTAGACCTTTACGATAACATCCCCATTCCTGTTAATAAGTCAATTATTGATATCAAAGAACCTGAAAAGAGAAAGTCAGATTACACGCTACCTATCAAAGTGCCAGCAACGGCAAACAATAGAGCAATCTTTTCAAACATCCAAGACTTAAACAGGTCGACAAGTAATAGAACGGCTACCAACTTTAATCCTGACTTTAACGTGAACTTAAAGGCTGAGGCGTTAATTATTCGAAGTGGTATAATCTTAATGCGTGGTAATTTGCAGTTAACTCAGATACCTGTAAACGACCAAGAAGCCGAGTTTGAGTTGGTTATTATTGGCAAACTTGCAAACCTATTCCAAGACTTAGGTGATAAGAAGTTGTCAGAAATTGACTTGTCAGAATATAACCATATTTGGGGTTCATCTGCTATAAGTAATAGCTGGGCAAACTACGTTATTAAGAACGGCAATCCTTACGTTAACTTTTCTGGTGGCAATCCAACAGGCGAAGGTTATGTTTATCCATTAATTGATAATGGGCTTTCAATAAACAAACAAGAACTTGAATACACATTAGAAACTTCAATGTATCCTGCAATCTATATTAAACAAATAGTTGACAAGATATTTAGTGCAGCAGGCTATCGTTACGATTCAAGGTTCTTTGATTCGGTTATTTTCAAAAAGCTAATCATGCCATTTACAGGCAGTAAGTTTGTAGCAACTGAAAACACAATAAATGATAAAACTTTTATTGTAAGTAATTCAGCCAATACAAGCTACACAACGCCAAGCACAGGCAGCACAATAAGCGAACAAAAAAGATACTTGTTTAATACCATTGTTCAAGATACATCAGTTCCAAGTGTTGATTTAGCCAATGATAAAATAGATGTTAATTCATCAACAGCAGGTTTTGATGTTTTAGTTTTTGATGGTCAAATAAAAGTCTATAATAATAGCGGTGCAACATTTGGTTCAGGAGTAAAAGCCTTTGTAACTTTTGACTTTAATAATAATCAAGTAGGTAGCTTTCCATTAGTTTCAAGTAATAGATTTGAAGTTGATATGAGCGGTGTAGTTAATGGCGGCTCAGTTACTAAAACAATTAAAATATTTTCATCTGAAATAGATACAAATGATAATGATGAATTGTATATCGAGTTCTATTGGATATTTTTTAACAACGATGCAAACGATATAAGCATAGAGATATTAGCAAATAGTACATTTAAAAGCGCACCAAGTTCAAAATATACAGAAGGTAATACTATCGATATTTCATCAACCTTACCAAAGGAGATTAAGCAAAAGGACTTTTTAACTTGGTTGTTTAGGGCGTTTAACTTGTATGCAATACCTGACACGATAGATGCAAACAAACTAATCATTGAACCTAGAGATGATTTCTACACTTCCGATGTGGTGGATATTACAAACAACCTAGATGTAAGCAGCGAACTAATGGTTGAGCCTATGGGCGTGTTGGACTTTAGAGACTTAGTTTTAAAGTACAAAGAGGATAAAGACGAATACAATACTAAATATCAAGAACTATTCGGTGAGGTGTATAGCACTAAAAAATATGCAGTTCTAAACGATTTCTTAACTCAAACAAATACAGTAGAAATAGGGTTCAGCCCTTCGCCATTAGCCAACTCAAACGGAGTG